CACACAAGATTGGTGTTTCTTCCGAGCAAGTAGTTCTTTATAATCAGATTGCTGCTAATGCAACTTCTGGCATTGTAACTGACATTTATGTTTCATCAGTTCCATCTTCTGTTTCCGTTGGAAGTAGCATTGGAATTGGAACCGAAAGATTTAAAGTTCTTGATGTCTTGGGTGAAAGAGGTATTTTAAGAGTTAAGAGAGGTGTTGCTGGTTCAGCACACACGATTTCAACTCCAGTCTTCACTGTTCCTCAGTTCTTCACCATTCCAGTAAAAACAAAATTCTTTGATTCTAAAGTAAATGATGTAAGATTCTTCAATCCAACAGAAGCAGTTGGTGTTGGAACAATCGTTGGTATTTCTTCACTGAATACAATTACTGTTGGTGAACTCTCTGATACAGTGTCTGTTCCTGCCAAGAACATATATCTTCCTGGACATAACTTCAAAACAAATCAAAGAGTTCTTTTCACAAAACCATCGGCAGCAAATGCAATCTCTGTTGGTTTAGGAACTACAGCATGGGTTGGTGGTTCAGCTTTGAGTTTGCCTGCTTCCGGAGACACACAGGAAGTCTTTATTGTTGCTAAATCAAAAGACTATATTGGCATTGCACTGACTGCAAATACTGATCCAATCTTCTTTGTCAATAATGGAAGTGATAATTTTGAATATAAATTAGAATCTAGATTTGCTCAGATTACTGGTAAGGCGCAGAAGATTACATCACACGTCGCAGTTTCTACCGCACATGGTCTTTCTAATGGAGATAAAGTTACTTTCGATTTAGATTCTGATAAATCAATTGGTGTTGGTAACTCCACACAGGTTGTTGTTAGATATAACTCTGAAAAAGATAAGGTCTTAATCAATCCAATCGGATTCAATTCGACTTCAGTTAGCACCAGTGCAAATACAATTTCTCTTGCAGATCATGGTTTAGTCACTGGTGATAAAGTATTCTATGAATCAAATGAGGTAATTACTGGTCTCTCTACCGGATCTTTCTTTGTATATCGTGTTGATGATGATACAATTCAACTGACTGAGACATTAATTGATGCAAGACAAAATATTCCAGTTACGGTAAGTCTTGGATCTACTGGTGGTTCTGATCAAAAACTTTCAAGAATCAATCCCGAACTTAAAGTTGTTCGTGATAATGATCTTGTATTTAATGTGTCCGATAGCACTTTGAGTGGATATGAGTTCAAATTATACTTTGATGAGAACTTTAATAATGATTTTGTTTCAACCGGAACTACGAGCACCTTTGTTACGGTTGGTATGGGAACAGTTGGTGTTGGAACAACATCGGTGTTCAGATTAAATTATTCTGAGCATAATCCAGAATCATTATTCTACACTATAGAAAAGTCCGGATTTATTAGTACATCTGATGTAGATGTTGTTAATAGATCCAGAGTAACCTATGTTGACAGTGCATATAACGGAACGTTTGATGTATTTGGCGTTGGGACTACAAGTTTCAATGTATCGTTGAGAGGTGTACCAGAATCTCTCTCTTATACAGCAACTAATACTTCTACATTAAAATATACCACAAATTCAACCACTGCTGATGGTGGAGTAGAAAAACTTACGATCACGTCTCCTGGACTTGGTTATAAGCAAATACCTGGAATTACTAGCGTTACTTCTGCAAATGGTGTTAATGCTAAGATATTAGCAACATCTAAGACTATCAACCAAATTGATGATGTCAGAATTTTAGATCCAGGATTCGAATATCCCTCAGATAAGACTCTCAGACCTGAAGCACAAATATCACCGACAATTACTACAATTGACTCTGATGTAATTAAGTCCATTGAAGTTCTTAGTGGTGGTAGAAATTACACCACAAAACCTGATGTTGTAGTTGTTAATCCAGAAACTGGATTATTGACAGATCAAGGTGTGCTTGAAGTGGAACTCGTAGGAACTTCAATTGATTCCGTAAAAGTTGAAGCATCTCCAAAAGGACTATCTGCAATTGAGCAAAATATTAGAACAATAAACAATAGCAATGGAATTGCAATTAGTTCTATCGTTGGTATGTCAACTATCAATACTACCGGTATTGTAACTTGTACATTGGTAACTCCAATCTCAGGATTCACAACTTCTGTATTTGAAGTTGGAGAAAGAATATTTGTTGAAGGTATTGAAAGAATTGATAATTTAGGAACTGGATATAACTCTCCAGATAATGGATTTGAATTCTACACTGTCAGCAGTTATGCCAATTCAAACCCAGCTGTAGTTGAATTTAATCTCACTGGAATAACAACTAATCCTGGTGTTGCAAAGACTTCACAAAATTCTTATGCATCTATAGTCAAATTTGCCGACTATCCACAATTTAAGACAATTCAAGGATCTTCTGAATTCAAAATTGGAGAAAGACTTGCAGTTCTTGTCAATAACAACTATATCTTAACTGATCTTGTAGTCACTGTTAGTGATGATGAGTTCATTAAGGTTCAAGGTCTGTATGACATTTTTGTTGGCGATAAGATTAAGGGTGAAATTAGTGGAACCATAGCAACACTCAATACAATAACTGCAAATACTGGAAGATTTGATATTGACTTCTCTCTGAAGACTAATAGAGGATGGAGTGATTCTGTTGGAAAATTAGATGTTGACCACCAGGTTCTTCCTGATAATGATTACTATCAAAATCTTTCTTATACTATTCAAAGTCCAGTAACATTTGATAATCTGGTTGATCCTGTAAACAGATTACTTCATACCAGTGGTCTTAAGAACTTTGCTGACACTGGAATAACTTCAACTGCTAAGTCTGGTATCTCTACAGCATCTGTGATGATATTGGCGAGAGATCTTATCACTGATAAGAGAGTTGATACAATTAACAACTTTGATCTTGCTGTTGATACAGACACTGCTGCCAATAACACTAAATCTAAGTTTATAAGATTTAAGAATAAGAAACTTGCTAGTTATATTGAGTGTAGAACTAATAGAGTTCTTCAGATTGACGATATTAGTAATGAGTTCTCAAATAATAATGCAACTCTTAACGGAACTGTTTCGGTTCCTGTAAGTGAAGATTTTGCCAGATTCTTTGTTCAGTCCAGAAATCCAGCAAACAATGAAATTCAGGTAAATGAGATAATCGTATTCAAAGATTCCACAGATACATTTACATTTGAGAAATTTAATCTCAATACTTCAGCGGCAAAAATTGTAGATATCTCTGCATCTACAGATACCAATAACAATACATCATTGGTCTTCACACCAACGGATATATTTAATGATGATTTGGATATCAAGGTTTATAAAAATTCCTTCAATACTGATTTGGTTGGAATTAATACAAATACAATTGGTTTTGTTAATCTTGTTGGTTCAAATGCAGTAGTTTCTTCTGGAACAACTGTAAGCATTGTTTCTAGTTCTTCCAACAAAACCGATGCATTCTATGCTGCATTAGAAGTTACAGATACAGTAACTGATGAAAAGAACTATGTTGATGTCTACGTAACTCATGATGGAACGGATTCATACTTTACAGATGCGTATGTTGATAGTGCAATCCATCCCAATTTCTCATCAAACTTCATTGGAACAATCACTTCTAATTTAAATTCTGGTGTTCTTTCTCTAAATTTTGAAAATGATACTAATAATTCAGTTCTGGTAAGATCTAGAACAGTTGGATTCGGAACAACTGCTGCTGGAATTGGAACTCATAGATTTAAGGATGCTGATCAAGTTGCTGGATCAGAAAGATCACTCATTTTGGAGGCAGATTTTAGTAATGTAAGTTCCGCTTCTACTATTGTTGGATTCTCT